TACATACCCTTATAATTTACTTTAAGTGGTAGATTAATTTCAAAGTTTTTCTCTATAAAATAAAGATCAAAAATAACGGTTCTAACTTCAAGTGGTATAAAATTAAAATTAACAGCAAAAATAACTATTTTGTTATCAAACTTTTTTGAATCAACAATAAAAACAGGAGACCATCTCATCCAATTAGATGGATCTTCATATTGAATAAAGCAAAAAGTACCAGCTTTTACATCACTAATGTTTATAACCTCATACTCATTATCACTTTTAGTTACTTTATCCATTAAATAAAGAGCATTATTTTTATAATTATCTGGTAATCCATTACCATTAACCAAAAGACTCAATTTAACCCTATCATCCAATAAACCCATAGAAAGTTTTTTCTTTTATATATAAAATAAAATAAATTTATTTATGCTGAACTCAAAACCCAATAATAATAAATATCATGGTGGTTTATATGTACCACAGAACAAAGATAAAGTTATTAAGTTAAATAATCAGGGTGGACTTTTTTACCGATCTTCATGGGAAAAGAAGATAATGATTTGGTTGGATTTAAAAAACGAAGTTACAAAATGGGGAGCTGAGTGTTTACAAATACCATATCAAATGACTCACTTTGAAAATGGTGATACAAAAGTTAAAAACCACGTTTATCATGTTGACTTCTTTTACGAAATGAGAATTAATGGAGTATTGAGACAAGTGGTCGCTGAAGTTAAACCACAAAAAGAATATAATTTTGTACAAGCTTTAACAGAAGGTAGATTACAAGTACCAGAAGATAAAGGTAAAAAGTTGAAAAACTTTGAATATGATTTAAAAATGGCGTACAAGAATAAACAAAAATGGGAAACCATGATAAATTGGTGCGACAAAAAAGGTTATGACTTTATAATCATAACCGAAGAACATCTTAAAAAGTTTAATGTTTAATGTTTAATTAATCTTTGATAACTATTTCATCCATTAAAATGAGATTATTAAGTTGATTCTGTGATAATCGTATTGTTTTGAAATTTTCAATTTTTTCAAAAAGATCATCTTCAACAAAAGCAATTAACTTTTCACCAATAATTCGATCATACTCTACAGGAATATCATTATCATGTCGATTAGAATAAGTATTTTCAATCCATCTACTATATTCAACATCATCTATATGAACCGAACAACCATCTGGTATAACATCAACACCTTCTATAGAATTTTCCCAAAATTGAAATATAACCTTATTCATAATATAAATATTTAAACATTTTATTAAAATTAATAAAAAAAGTTTATAAAAAAAATCAAATCTTATATACCCACTTTTCTTGACCACAAGAGAATATTCTATAATAACCCAAATCAGTCATTATTTCAACTTCACTTTTATTCTTATCATATCCTTTATCTATTAACTTCTTTTTAGAAAAGTTATACCGATGTCTTCTAACAGAATCAACTACCCAAAAATAGTTTGGTTTTGATAAAGACACTTTTTTAAATCCAAGCATTTTATACATATTACCATCAAACATAGAAAAATCCGAATATGATATCATCTCAGTAAAATTATAATTACTAATAAAATATTTAAATATTTTAGAAGATGATCCAATTATTACATAGTTCTTTTTATTACAAAATCTAATCAATTCATATTCTCTCTTACCATTAGTCATTCTCCAACCAAATGTCATCAAACTAACTAACTCATTATTATAATATAATCCTATTTTAATTGTTGAACTTGAAAAACCCTGTATGTGATTTTCGTCTAAAAATTTTCTAGCATCACTACTATTAACTTCTGATATCACACAGTTCCTAGCCCATATTTTATTACTAATCATACCCAATTTGTTTAAAATTATTGATTTTAATATATAACTTTTATTTTTCCAATCATCTTCCCATATATGAATTAAGTGTATATTTTTTTCTCTACAAAGAAGTGTTTTATTTAAATGATATTTTTGACCTTTATATAACTCAGAATGCCACCAAAGTCCATTTATCTCCAAAGCTATATTATATTCAGGTAAATAAATATCCAATTCTTTACCACTCAATATTGAACGGTCTCCTCTTTTATAATTGAGATTATATTCATCTAAAAAATTACAAACTTCTTTTTCTATAGAAGAAGTTTGAACACCTATTGGATTACATTCAGTACATATAATATTTTTTAGATTATATCTAGCAGATAAAAGTGATTTTGATATCTCAAAATCACAACTACAAGATTTATGATTTATTTTAAAAAACTCATTACTGTATGATTGAATCTCATACTCACCACTCAATAGATTATAAAACTTTTTCCAAGTATTTCGCTCTCTCTTTATTTTTAAATTTTCCTTTGATTCTATGGTTTTTGAATAGTGATCGACACCCCACTTTTCAACACTAGTCAATTTTATTTTTTCAATAAATTCCATAGTTTTTGAAAAATTATCAACACCCCACTTTTCTATAGATGTTTTTTTTATTCTATTTTTATATTCATCTGTTTTTGAATATGATGTGAAACCATATTTTGATAGATTAGTTTCTTTTATTTTTTCTTTTATTTGATTAGATTGAGATGGATATTCAAATCCAGTATTATTTATATTTGTTTCTTTTATTTTTTCTTTTATTAATTCATTTGAAAATGGATTTTCAAATCCAAATTTATCTAAATTAGTATTTTTAATTTTTTTCTTAATAGTGTCTAATTTAAATATACTATCAACACCATATTTTTCTATAATTGAATTTTTTAACTTTGTCTTTATCGAGTCATGTTTCATTGGATTTGAAACACCATATTTAGACATACATGTTTTCTCACTTTTTATCGTTTTACATTTTATACAAAAAAATTGATCTTGTAAACCATTTGTATAATTCCAATAATCTTTAAAAGCGTTTATACTTTCACTACCACAATTATCACAAACACTTGTTATCTTGGTACCAGATCCACTCATAAGTTCGGTGGATTGTATCTCTATTAACTCATTAACTCTTATATCATAACCCAAATTCTTATAATATTTCAAATTCTTTGGATGACCTTTGATTAAAATATTTTTTTCCTTTATCATTTAATATATATTAAAAAGTGTAGTCGCCGTTTAAAATTTAAAGTGAATGAAGTCCCATCCCATCATTACTACCCTCAATAGATATTAACCTTATCTGGTGTTCATTATCACCTTTCTTTTTATATAGATCATTATATCCTTTTGCAATCCCTCGCTTAAATATTTCAGTGAAATATGCAAAAGCATTTACCGATTTATCTTCATTAAAGTTATACCAATTTTGAAATATATAAAGTAGCCCACTTTGATAACAATCCATTTTATCATCATTTGACCAATATCTCATTTTTTTTATTGTTTTTTTTGCTAAAAGCTCTAACATTTTTTGAGCATTTCTTGTTAATCTACCCTGTGACTTACTTACTACTAATTCTATATAAAGTTCTTTATTATTTAAATACATCCATAATCGTTTATTTTTTTAAGTTTATAACATACAAACTTTTGATTTTCGATGTCCTTCATGTTATATACATATATAAAAAAAAGTTCACAAATGTGAACTTTTTTTAATTAATACCCAGGTATCATTGGAGGAGAAACACCAAATGGTGGATCAATGTACTCATCAAGGAAGTAATCCCATATGAAATCAGCTTGACATGTTTCAATTGTACCATTTGTTGACCAATCTAATGAATAACCAGCAATTTTCTTAATCTGAACATTTTGAAAAGTAACTCTTCTTAAAACAACACCTTTTTTATCATGTTGATTAACAATAATAGTACCGATAATATCAGACTTATAATGCATTGTACCATCTTGAGAATTGAAAACTAAGTCGTACCAAGCTTTTAGTGTACTCCAAGTTTCCATAGAGCCAGATTGATTAACATTCACTTGAAATTTAATACTAATTTCACCACTTGTTTTAGATGGTGTAGTTTGAAATACTCTAGTTGAATATTTAAATCTTTGCTCTTTTTGAGTGAAATCAAACTCAGTAAGGTTGAAATCAACGCTAGTCGCATTCTCTAATAACAATGTTGTGTTTCTTTGTTGGTTCTGCAAAGTAGTAGGTAATACAAAAGTAATCTCAAATAAGTTAGTGTAAACTATCTCATCCGGAAACGTACCTGGTCCACCTGGAGATCCAACCTGACTCAATTGGGTGTAGTGAGGAAGTGGCATATTTTTTTAATTATTTTTTTTAATTGTTACCAATTATAAAGTATATATTTTTATTTTTATTTCTCTTGTTTTCTATACTTTCTTATGTATATATTAAGTTAAAAAACTAATTTTTTTCTATTTTTACTATAACAACCAATCACACCAAGATGTCCAACCACTTTCTTTGTATATTTTTTGTGAATTACTTGGTATATTCTTAGGTCTTATTGTTTTATAGAAAAAATTCCAATCTTTTTGTGTTTTAAGAGATAAATTAGACATATATGATTTAGCATCATCAAATGATAAAAATTTATTAACTTTTAATACTTTTACTTTATAATTTGGCATATCAGAAAAAAAACCTTTAGGACATCATAAAATTTAGAATTACAAAAATATATAGACATCTATGG